TTTCGGAAACTGTAAACCCCTGGCTTAAAGATGTTCCGAAAAGAATTCCACCCCGCAAAATCACTGGGCTTTTGCCTCAATCACCGCCCTGTGTGTATGCCGTGGTCGTCTCTTGACCTTCCGCGATTGCGGTCTGCCAACCTTGCGGAAGGCTGGAGTGTATCCGCTGTCCGTTGTTTCGCTGGATGCCGGATCAGGCAATAGCCCGGCGAGAAACTGCCTCATCTCCGGAGTCCAGCATTGTTGCAAATGATTCAGGACGTGACAACCTGCCGTCAGTCTGGCCAGTTCCTCGACGCTGTGCCGCTGCTGAATGCGTGCAAAAAACCCGCGCGTGCCGTAGGGTCTGCCGCGATACGTGTTGCCATAGAGGACTTCCCACAACAGCGTGTTCGTGTCCAAATCAAATTCCTCGAACAACGCCGCCAGCTTCGTCCGCTCGACCGTATGCGGCAGGTGTGTCGCGTAGTCGTGCTGTGGCCTGCCCTTCGCCCGCAGTGCCTCCATCGATTGCCATTTCCTGCGCTGCCATTGGTTGCTGTTGTCGCGCGTCCACGGATACGCGCGGGGCGTCTCCAGGTCATCCCATGAAGTCTCTTTGATCAGGTACACGTCATCCATCATCCAAACGAATTCGCTATCAATCTCGGGGTGGCTGGACATGGTTTTCATTTTGGCCAGCATGTCGCGGAATCCGCGGTTGGCGCACGGTCCAATGCGGGGCTGGTCAATCACGTGCCCACGATACCACGGGGGACGGTCGCCAACGATTGTGGTTTTCACGGGACCGTCAAAAAAACGCTCCACGCTTCGCACGCTCCAGCGTAGTTCGTCGCCACTGGCTCCGCCGTGCCAGTACGGCCACACGAACTGTGTTGCTGATGTCCGGCGTTTGACTGTGCCGCACGTGCCGCAAGACTTCGGGGCAGGGCGGTATGGTCCGTCAATCCTGTGCTGCCGGACAATCAACTGCTCAGTCTGCGCGAAGAAGTCTGCCGGTGTTCGCAACACGCACCCATTGCACGCCGTCGCTTCAAACGGTGTCGACCTCAACACGCTCGGATGATCGCAACCGCACTCACCCGGCTTGCCAATCTGCAGACGATATCGGCAGGACTCCATAATCAGTTCCACGGTCTGACGAATATGGTTTGCGGGAACGTGCCGCGATGATATTCGTAACTGATGTTATTGCCCGGCCCGATCCCGTAATTCTCGGGACGGCCTCCGGGAAAGTCGGGATCTGTTCGCACTGCTGCACCGAACCCACGATACCACTGCAGCGAAATCTGACTGAGACACGCAAACTTGCTCACGGCAATTGCCGTCCGGTACTCCACCGATAACGCAACCTGAATCGGTGCCGGTTCTGTGTACGTCGGCGAACAGTAGCCCGTTCCGTTGAACTGCAGCAGCAACCTGACTTGATACTGTTCCTCGCCCAGTGGTGTGTCCGGCAATCTCACGAATCGCAAATCACACGCCGGCTCCGGGGCGCACGGCCTGCGGTTCTGGTCGTGGTTTGCGTGAAACATACCCGGCTGAATCCGGCTGCAATCAATCGGATCGCCTAGCCCCAATGGCGGTCCCGGATCATATCGGTTTACACCATACGTACACGACCATGATGTGTTGTTGCCCGGATACAGAATCGTGATTCCATACGGTCCCTGCAGTTCCCCGGCAACCACCTTGAACGGGGTCTGCAGCATCTCCACACAACCCCAATCGCCGTATATTGTCGGTGGCTGCTGCACCATTGCGGGCTTGCCGAGAATCACCTTGTAAGCCGTTGCACGCACTCCAGCAACACACGCCTGGCATGGTGTCGGCTGATATGGTTCTGACGGCGGAACAGACTCCGGCCAGCTTGGCTGAGATGGAAACGATCCCGACCAACTCGAACCCGGCACTGAGGACAGTGACAGACTTTCGCTGTTGGTTGCACACTGACACCCGCACCCAATCAGCATCTCACGGCCCTCCGGTGCCTGCACTCGCCGAAGGCCCGCCAGACGCAGAACCAAACGAAAACGACTCCGATTGCGGCCCGCAGTCTGCTGCGTATGGTTGCCACTCGCCGTCAATCCATTCGATTTTCACATAGGTGTCAGCGTCGATGCTGATGTTTTCGAAACGGTTCACGACGGTCACGGTTTCGTCGCTCAGCTCCAAATCGCCCCCGGCTGTCAGATCCAGCAACCGCGCGGGTGCTGTGCTGGGATCTGTCAACGTGTCCACAGCCGCCAACAAATCGGCCTCCAGAATTGCCTGCCGTCGCTGGTCCCGGACAACTCCGGGAAACAAATTCGTCGGCAGTTCATTTTTCCAATACGCAAACCATTCCCGCGTCAGTTTTTTTAACTGCCGGATTGCCTCTGCGCTCAGTTGGTAGCCCTGTGTTGTCATGTCAGCGGCAGACTTGAAAATGCTTGCGTTTTGTAAACGTTGAACGTCAGAAACACGCCGTCAGTTGCCTTAGGGTCTGGCAACTGTTTGCCAGTGCCGTCCAGCAACACTGGAGATGTCGGCAGCATCCCACGGATATAAATCGGCACACGTCCTGTTGGCGCGGCTGCATCCTTTTCGTTGTAGCCCTGATCAAGAATCTTATACGCCCAGCCGTCACGCCGTAACGCAATCACAAACGTGACCGCCCGGAATGTTGTCCCGTTGCGAATCTCCGCAGGCCCAACGCTGACGCGCTGCATCTTTGCCTCGCCTATTGCGATGCTCACGCCGTCAATCGTGAAGGTGTCACTGTTGACAGCATCCTGATACGTCAGAACCCACGCGGGAACGGATGAAAGATTCTTCGTAATGGTCACAACTCGCCTGCTGTCGTCCATCTGCTCCGGCGGTAAAAACGGATCGCCCGCACTGTTCACGATCGCGTCGCCGTTCTTGTCCTGTGTGGCAGGCTTTGTGAATTGTTCCGTGTCCCACTGAACAAAAACCGGATCGGATGTTGGGACCGTGTTGATTGCTCGTTCTGTTGAATATGTCGCCGTCACGTCCCAAATACGCCAGCCCCGCACACATTGCACGTCCAGATCGGTGCAGTATGCGTTGCCGTCGCTGGGAAAGGTGTTGCCGATCACCGGCAAACTGCCGTTGCTGCCAACCGTAAATGCGTTGTCCGTTTGGCTGGAAGTCGTCAACCGAAACACGCGCGTGTAAGTCCGCACGCCGCGGCTGTTTGTTGCGCGTCTGCCTTCCGCCAATTCGCCCACGTATGTGACCGCCATGTTTTCTCAGTCCAGCAGATTGCCCACGACTTTGTTCACGAATCCGTTCTTGACCGCTTGGAATATGTTTTCCAGCGGCTGCAGTAACTTGTCAGTCTGTTCCTCAGTCGCTTCCACCACCGGGTCTTGCGTCTGTTCAATCGCTGCCCGGATCGCGTCGAAGGCTTCCGCGCTGCCTTGCTGGACAGCCCCGGCAAACTTCGCCATCGGCCCGCTTCTGCCCGCCGCTTCCTTACCACCAAACAACTGTGCCGCCATGACGTTCGCCTGCAGCAGCTTGCCGCCCAGCCACGTATTGACCGCCGACACAATCGGCTCTGCTGTGCCTTTGGCGTTCTCAATGAAGTTGCTCAACGCCTTGCCGAGATCCGGCGGTGGTGCGTTTGCAATCTGATCCTCAACGGCCTTCAGCACGTCTGGCTTTTTGCCCGCACCTGCTGCCCCTTCCAACTGCTTCAGCAGCCCGGCCAGACGTGCCTGCGCTTCGTCCAGTGCAGGACTTCCGCCCGGTCTGCCCTGCGCGTTGATCCCTGCGCCCAGTGCGTTGCCGATCATCTTCAGTGGATTGGTCAAATCCAGTGCCTGCTGCGCCGCGGCTGCGGTGCTGGTGATCAGTCGGCTCATCAGCTTTGGCCACTGCTCCTCCAGATACGCCATGCCCACGTCGATCGCAGCCACCAGCACGTCCGCCAAAAACTTCGCTTTCTCCGGCATTGCCGAAAACGCCTGCAGGATCTGATTGGCTTTTGTGGCCATTGCCGTCAGGTGTGGCAGAACCATTTCGCCCAGCATTCGCCCCAGCGTCTGCACACCTTCGATCAATGAATTCCACTGACCTGTGAACGTCGCGTTCGCCTTTTCCAACGCTCCGTAAAACTTGCCGCCTTCCGCTGTGGCGGAAATCAACGCTTTTTGCACCATGCCGAAACTGATTTGCCCGGCCTCACGCATCGCCATCAATTCTGCGGTGTTTTTGCCTGTCGTTTTCGCCAGCAACTCAAACAGGTTGATGCCGTTTTCCGCAAACTGATTCTGCTCCTGCGCCATCAGTTTGCCCTTGGCTTGAACATCCGTGTAAGCCTTGGCAAGAAACCCCAGCTTCTCAGAATTGCCCATCGCCAGATCGCCCAGCAACTGCATGGTGGGAATAATCTCGGTTTCCCCGACTCCTTTTGCCAGAAGCATTGTTGCGGCTTCGCCTGCCGATTGAACGCTGAACGAGGTCCGTGCCGCGAACTTCTCCAGCTCGCTGAACAACTTCGCGCCCTTGTCCACGTCCATCAGCAGCGTTGAAAACGCAGCCCGCGCAACTTCCGCCTCCGCGGCCAGATTCACCACGCCCAACGCCATGCCTTTGACCTGCTGAACAGCCCCCGAAAACAGGCTGCTCAACTGCATTCCTGTGAAGGTCTGCAACACGCCATTGGCAAACGATTTCGCCTGCCCCAGTGCAGCGTCCAGCCCCTGTTTCAGGGGTCTGGTATTCGCTCCGATGTTGACAGCCAATGTTCCGAGACTAGCCACGGCGTCGTGCTCCTATTGCCTGCAGTGCCATTGCTGCAACGTCGTGGCTGGCAGGCTTCGATTCCTGCTGCTCACCACGCCACCACATTACGCTGTTTGGTGTCACGTCTCGACCTCCCAGTGCTCCGGCAACCATCGCTGCAAAGATCCCTAAAGCCTCATGTGTTCCACGGTGGCCTATCGGGTCAATTGCGTCCTTCGCCTGCCATTCCTGCCATTGCTGCGGTGTCATGTGATCCAGCATGGAATCCACGTCCAGCCAGCCCATGACTTCGGCCAGCCGATACGCTGTCAACCTCACTGGATCACGTTTCAGTTTTTTGCTGTGGTCTCGATGTCCGCAGCCGTGAATCCTGACAACCGCTGTGCAGCATTCACGATTCGCTCAACCACGTCCGCCCGCTGTTGTCCGATTGCCTGCACGTCCGCTGTGGTGAACAACGGAACGCCGTCATCGGATTTGCAACAGGCAACCACCAACCGCTCACGGATCTCCAGAACACGCGCGGCCACTGGTCCGGATTTGCCCTGCATCGACTGCTCAAACCGTGTCCGCTCCAGTGCCGTCATGCCCCACACCGGAATCACCACACCCTCGCCGAATTCCGGAACCGGTACGTCCTCCCGTGGGACTGGTAACGGTGTCCGAAATGCCGCCGCATCAATCACTGTCCTCATCGTCGTTCCCCTCAGAATCGTCTGTTGTTTCCGGCTGATGCAGTTTGAACTGCGCCCGCACCGCCGCGTCAATTTGCGCCTGCGTCATCGCAGCCGCCTTCCTGCATTCGTCATCCAGTGGGACCGCTTCGCCATTGCGAACCAGTGCCACGCAATTCGTCTCCGGGTGTTCGGTCTGGTCAATGACCGTTCCGACCGGGACAAACCGCCGACTGTCAGACTCGACAATCAGCGGGCTTTGCCACGAATCGACCGCACCCAGATCCCGCGTTGTTCTGCACCTCATCAGATCACCTCATCAGCTAGGCAATACCGGGCAACCGTCACACTTCAGCGTGATTGACGATCGCAGCCCGTCGGTTGCGTCGCCGGTGATGTCAACGCTGATCCCGCTTGACACGAACGTCAGTTCCGT